TGAAAAGGTTCGTGTAATTGATTACGGCGAATACAAAGATGCAAACGCGACTTTCACAAAGAACGGAACGGCCACTGTATTTGATGAAAATGCTATCCATAGCCTAATTGAGAACGCAAAAGAAATACCATTAGAATCAGTTGTAAGGTTCAATGATATTGCAGATGAAATAGCTTCTTTCTTTAAAGATGGAATGCCGAAAGGAAATGTTTGCGGGATAGAGTCTTTGGATGAAGTATTTTCGTGGAACTTCGGACAGTATTGTATGGTGACTGGTATTCCGACTCATGGAAAATCTACAGTTATTGACCAGATGCTGATTGGTTATGTAAGGAATTATGGTTACAAGATAGCTTATTGCAGTCCAGAAAACTTACCGTTAAGAATACATATAGGTAAGTTGGTAACTAAAATACTTGGATATGTGCCAACAGAAAAACAGATCGAAAGCAAAGAATACAAAATGTGCGCTCAGTTCATACAAGACAACTTCGATTTTGTAGTTTTTGAAAAGGGATGCAATCTAACAACAACGCTCAATAAATTCAGAGAGCTAGTAAAGCGAAGGGGAACGCGGATATTCGTTATTGACCCTATAAATAAAGTTCAATTGAATGAATCGAGAACAAAGTCTGATGTTCAGTATGCTCAGGATTATAGCTTCGCAATAGATGAGTTCGTGAAGGAAACAAACTCATTCGCATTTGTTATTGCTCATCCGGTAAAACAAACACCAGACAAAGGAGTATTCCCGAAGCCAAATCCATACTCAATAAAAGGAGGCGGTGATTGGCTAGATATGACATATCACATGCTTTGTGTTCACCGTGATTTCGTAGATAATATTACAGAGGTTGACATATTCAAGTGCAAGTTCGACCACTTAGGGAAAAACGGTGCTGTAGTAAAGCTAAAATACAACGGCAAAAATTCGAGAATGTCATGCCTAAGCGGGACTAATCTTGACAGTATAGAAACAAGAACCGCCAATCACGATTACACCAATTGGATAACGAACTTACTGTCAGAACAAGGCGCAAAGTATGAGTATGAAGAGAAAGTTGATTGGAATAATATGGCTAAGCCAACAGTTGAAGAACAAATACCATTTTAAAAAACAAGCTAAATGACACCAACAGAAACAGGATATTACCAGATAAACGGTACTAAAAAAGTGCTGTACTGGGACGGTTCTAAATGGATGCGTCCAGTTAAAGACAAACGAGGGAAATACGATGGATGGTTAGGACATCTTGAAAAACAGCCAACAAATGTAAAAGTGATAAACAGGGTTAGGCCAGAACAAATAGGTAATTTATGAACCCAGTAGTATTATCACTATTTGACGGCGATAGCTGTTTTCAAATGGCATTAGCAGAGGCCGGCATAAAGCCCAAAAAGTATTACGCAAGCGAAGTATTGCCGAATGCTATCAAACAGACAATGGCTAATTTTCCAGACACTATACAGATGGGCGACGTTCGGGACGTAAATGTTTTTGATCTTGAAAAGATCGACGTAATATGCGGCGGATCGCCCTGCCAGAACTTTTCATTCGCAGGCAAACGGGCGGGAATGGCTACAAAGGAAAATATCGAAGTGGTTACTTTGGAGCAATATCTCAAACTAAAAGCCGATGGATTTGAATTTGAGGGGCAATCGTATTTGTTTTGGGAATATATGCGGATTCTGAATGATGTACGCAAAATTAATCCTGACGTGAAATTTATACTTGAAAACGTCCGTATGGGTGAGTACTGGGAGCGAATTTTGAGCGAAGCAATAGGCGTGTACGGTGTGCATATCAATTCAAATCTTGTATCTGCACAAAACCGCCAGCGCATCTATTGGTCGAACATCAAAACAGAGAAGCGGAGACTATTCGGAGAACTTTACACGGCATTTCCACAACCAGCCGACAGAGGAATCTTTTTGAAAGATATTGTCGAGGAAAATGTGCATGAGAAGTATTATTTGAGTGAAAAGACAATTGCTTACATGCTGAGGCAGGGTAATAATTCTCAAAAAAACTCAAAATGTAACTGCATCGAAGCTGGTACATATAAAATGGGTAAACACATACAACTGGTTGAAGTAACTGGATGCGATTTCCGCTCCGACGAAGGGCTAAGAATCAAAACAGACGGTAAAACTGGCACAATGTGCGCCCGAAACCGAGAAGATGAGAGCTGCGGGCAATTGGTGATTGAATCTTGTGCAAGCCGTGGGCGTGAAGGTGAGCAACAGTTAGAATTTAACGGCACTGGCAAAACAAATTGCATTACTACCGTATGCAAGGATAATTATGTTGCTGAAAATCGGACGCGCATCCGCAGAATGACACCGAGAGAATGCGCCCGCGCTCAAACATGGCCAGAGTGGGTTAAGATCGTAGTGTCTGATTCAGCAGCCTACCACGGGATCGGGAATGGGTTTACGGTTCAGATTTTTGTTGAATTTTTGAAATGGTTATGATAAAACAGACACTAAAACACCGCTACGAATCAGCGTGTAACGAATACGCTGAACTATTCGCCAAAAAACATGATATGTCGTTTGACGGCTGGGTACTGGATGATATAGGCGGCACCGCTTGGTTTGCTCAATATTACTCTGTAAACATGGATGTTATAAGGCAAAACATCGACGGCAAACACGGGAAAGGAACTTTTTTTAACTGGTATCAATTAGTTGAAAATGGATCACTGACAAATTACAGCTCTTATGTCAAGGGCGCACCATTAACTTTTAAAACCAAAACAGAATGAGAAAACTTATAATGTCATTAAAAACAATGTGGTTTTTAATGACAAAAGCAGGAATCAAGACGGAGGATTATCGAGAAATTACTCCTTATTGGTGCAGTAGATTAATTCTTGTAGATGGAGAAAAGCAAACTAAAATTTGGTGGGATATTAGATTGAATCATATTGATGCAGTAGGTTGGATTAAAAAAAGCATAATTAATGGAGAAATGTCATTTGTAAAAATAGATATTAATGTAATGACTCTTGGCTATCCATCTGCAAATGATACCGACAAGTTTCTTTTTTTCAAACATGCAGGCATTGAAATAAGAACAGGCAATCAAGAATGGGGAGCTGAACCAAACAAAATGTATTTTGTAATCAAACACGGTGACAGAATATGAGAACAATAACAAAAGTGTGTATAGTGATATACTTAGCAATGGTATGTGTGATAGTATGGGCTTACATAACAGAACCAAAAAAGAAAGAAGAGATATACAAAGGAGCTTGCGGAGTAATGTTACTCACAACTCTTGCAGTGGTAATAGATAAAGAAGACGAAAATGAATGAAGCATTAATTGAGATAGCCAAACATTACGGAAAGCCGATAGAGCAAGTAAAAAACGACTATTTACGTATTCAAGATACTGATGTTGTAGTGGCTATATACGAAAAACAGAGAAAAGCTACATTTCAGCTTCTGGATTTAGCAAAAGGCATTGAGGTTGTTTGCTCGAAAGTAGAAATGCTTAATATCGTAAAGTCAGGCTACTTCGATAATATTGAGATCGAGAAACAAGGTAGAGAGTATAAACTAAAAACCAAATATAAAAAAGCTCCTAAATAGGGGTTTTTTTTATGCGTAAATTTGAATAAAAAAGTATGGAGATAATATACGATTCATCTAAGCTAAAACACTTGCGAGATAAGCTTATTTCGCTAAAAAAAACATACTATCCGAGAGCGGTAAGGAATACGCTTTATCTGCTTGCTATGGATATGAAGGAGAAAGGCGGAATGATAGAGAAAAGCGCAGATGTGAATTTCAAACACAAACGAAACGCTACTTTTATGAGTCACATGACTTGGGCGGAGTTCGCAAAAGGCAATGATGTTAATAATATGGTTGCTGGTGCTGGAATCGGTGTAAATGAAAAGAAATTTGACCGTGTTGCAAAGCGGATGGAGCAACAGGAACATGGTGGGGCTTTACCGCGCGGATATAAGCCTACAAACAAAGCACGTGGAGGCGATATTGAAGGAAATATTCGTGGAACAAATAGGCACAGTAAAGCCGAATACGAAAATGTAGGAAATGATTTAGTGTCAAAGTCTGGAAACGAATTACAGAAAGAGCTTTACAAGGCGGCAAAAGGTAAAGAATACGTGAGGGTTAAAGGTAGAAAAGGTGGTAAAAGAATAGTTATTGCAAAGATGACCGGAACATCAACCACATACCGAGCTAAAGACCAAACCAAAAGCGGAAAACCAAAAAGGGGTGAGATAATAGGATTCCGATACAACATGAAAATTATCTATTCCTACAATGAAGGTAAAAAGGTAACTTTGAAGCCGACACATTTTGTTGCTGAGGCAGGGCAAAGAACAATGAAAAAAGTAGATGGATTCTTTGTAAAATCAGCAGGTGAACAGTTAGAAAAAGCATTTAACAGTAAATAAATATGGCAAAAACATGGAGAGAGCGTGACGAAAGTATCATGCTAGAATTTGTAACAGGTGACGGTAAATCGTACTATCCTGAATTTGTAGAACCGTCGTTCTCTATAGATATGAATACTGTAGCAATAGAGTTCAACAATCTGGCAGGCGCTTTGGTTAGGTCTGGAAAAGCATCTTACCGTTCGTTTGATGTTAAGTTTATATACCAAGGCGAAGACCATTTGGAAAAGGCTGAGGCTTTGTTAGAATCAATAACAGGTGACCTAAGAGAGTGTATAATAACACACCCGTATTATGGTAAGATAATAGGACGGCCAGCTGGAAAATACAGTCAAAATAACAAAGGACTGAATGTATCTGATATATCCTTTGAGTTTTGGGAATCATTACTGAGTGATTCTCCGCGATTAAAAGGATCGACTATTGAAGTTACAACAGTCGAAAGCCCTGTATTGAGCGCACCTATAATCAAGGTTGATAAAATAACACTACTAAAAAAGATACTATCAACTGCCGCAAAAATAAAAGCCTCAACAGAATCTACCCTAAATGCAATAATAGCGGCAGAACAGCAGGCAGATAGGTATATAAATACAATTGGAGCAAACGCTCAGCGGTTCATGGCTCAGATTGCCTACATTGCAAGAATGCCGGGCAAAATGTACGATACCTTGAAAAACAGAATACAAGGAATTAAGGACAGCTACAATGATATGAAAAATGCCATACTTGGAGCTACTAATCCAGAGCGGTATGGTTTATTATCAAAAGAAGACAAACAGGTATTTGAAGTGTCAGGATCATACGCAATGCAAAGTCTCGCACTTGCAGCATCAACATCAAAACTGAAAGCAGGGCAAGATTTGGGAATAATTGGCGCGGAGGATGAGCCAGCACAATCAGCCGAAGAAATAAAATTCACCATTACTGAAATACTATCTATCTACAATGACTACATAGCCACATTAGGATATATGCAATCTGACAAAGACAATAAGCCAGATTCATACTATCCAGATTACAATGCAATACTATCATTGCAGAAATACGTACAAAGCGCAATTAACGGTCTTTATGCAAAACTGTCAGGCGCAAACGTTGAAATGTCTCATGTAGTGAAAAGCGATATTGGATTGAAGCCTTTGGTGTTTATGTTACTGGGAACGGCTGACGATGAAGTGTGTATAAAATTCGCACAGAGAAACAAACTTTCAAGCGATGAATTAGTGTTAATAAAACAAGACAGAGAGGTTTTTTATGCAAGATAAAATAGTGTTAAGAACCACACGCGACGGTAAAGTGTTCGATAGATGGTGTGATATTGACGTTGACTTGAAATTAAATTCGGTGCTAAGTACGGCAAAGTTCAGCACGTTCGTTGATGGAATAGATGACGAACATCGTAAACTATTCTTGCAGGGCGCATGTACTGAATGTACGGTCGAAGTGTTGGATGAACTGACAGAAAAATACGATCCAATAATCACTGGAATAATAATCAATACAGGATTGTCTATCCAGAAAGAGCCAAAGAAATGGGAAGTTTACGTAATGAGTAAATCCGGTATAATTGCAAATGTGACATTACCGCCAATCATTTCGAGTATGCAATTTGCTAATACTTCGCTTACCAATATCTCTAAAATAATATGCGACTATTACGGGCTTGAATTGTTTGTACATGATGGAGCAAAAGACGATTCAAACAGGCGATACAAAGAAGCAATAGCAATAGTAAGCAACGGGAAACGATACCAAAAGCCTACCGAAAGCGAAGTTGAAGAGGCAGAGATGGAAGAGGTAACAAAAGAGTTCAAAAAGTTGCAGGCAAAAGAAGGTGAACCGTGTTACAGTTTTTTACAGAGATTGGCAAAAGAACGCGGAATAACAGTGGCGCATGATAATCGAGGCCGAGTGATGCTTTACAAAATACTCAACGTTATCGAAGCAACCTCAGAGGTTACAGAGGATGATAGGCACATTCAGATGAGTATGTCTCCTAACTGGCAGCAGATGCACAGCCATATCACCGTTAAATGCGAATCACCTACAGATGAGGATGAGAGCAAGGAAACAGGCAGTTGCGAATACACGGCGGTATCACCATTTCACAAAGGTATGGTACTGCTAAAACCATACGCTAAAGCAGACGGCAACGGAAACTTTTCAGAGTCGGATTTTGCGCTATACAAACAGCCTACAACCGTACTTGCAGGAAACATTGAGCCGTCTGAATTAAAGAAATATGCAGATTCGCTTATATGTAAAGAAGTAAGGAATTTTCCATTAAAGCTTGAATGGGAAGGAATACTATTACCAGACTTACGGAACGGTGGTCTTAGACAGGTTCGCGCCGGATTTTTTCTTTACTGTGAATCAAAAACACTCAATCTAAAGCGTACGCAAATGGTGATTGATGAGATTTCGTTCTCAAAAAAAGCGAAAGAAGAATTTTACAGGACAGAAGCAACGTGCATTCACCCATGCTACTATACTGGAGTAATACCAAACGAAACAATATTTGGAAATGGAAAAGGTTAAGATAATAGAAACGGGAACTGAAAATGGATTTAGTATATTCAAAAGCGGAATAGGCATAAGCCAGATTGCAAAATCAGCCGTATTAAGCACGTTCGGGTTTATAGGCATACCATATATCGGAATGAATGCAGTAAGAGATAGAACAGGCTCAGAAAGCGTAATTACTGGTATAATCCAGAAAGCAATAAATGGATTGAAAGAAGGTGAAAGCGTAATGTTCTCCAAAACAAGCGAAGGATTGAAAGCGACTATTTACGCAAGGGTTGATGGATCGCTTGAAATGAATGGAAATGATGATTATGCGGTTAGATATTCAGTATTGAAAGAACAGTTCGATGAGCTTAATAATAAGTTCAATACATTCGTAGGTGTTTACAATGCACACGTTCATCCAGTACCATTCGCCCAAGTTATATTCCCTGCAACAATACCTAATTCATCGCCAACGCCAATGTCAGGAACGGCATCAACAGCGAATATGTCAGGCGCAAAGGTGGATAGTGTTAAATTGCCGAAATCTTAATATATTTGCAGGCTCTCATAGTTTACTTGGTTTTAGCCCGTCTCCGTTCATTCGGGGGCGGGTTTTTTTATTTCTAAATATTAATATATTTATAATACACAAAACATGAAATTAATTTATACATTTGTATAAACTAATTTTATAGTATGAAAACAAACATAACACTTGAAAGTAAAGACAGGGAATTGTTCGGAGTAACAATTAGGCAAGAAACAAAAACAGGATTCTTATCATTAAGTGAACTGCAAAAAGCATACGAAATCGCACGTTCACAGTATGGCTGGAGCGAACAAAATGTAACGTCATTAATGCAATCGGTAAAAATGACAGAACGGTTGTATTATGTGTTGAAAGAGAAAGGTTTAGTAAAACTAGAATTACCTAGTTTTATGAAAGAGGTTAAAGACCAAGGGTTTGTGAAATACCTTAAACAGATTGGGGTGTGGAAAACTACTGGCAAAGGAGAAAACAGAACTGTAATGTGCGATCCGTACATTTGGGTAGCAATAGCATTAGAGCTTAACCCAATGATTTACGCAAAGGTTATAGGATTCATCACAGACAGCTTGATATTCGATAGAATAGAAGCCGGAGATGAGTTCCGTCCAATGAATGCATCAGTAAAGACAATTATTCAGAATCCGAATTACTCACAGTACGCAATTGCAATAAACGAGAGAGTATTCGGAAAGCATTATACTGGCATGAGAAACTTTGCAAAGTCAGACGAATTGAAAAAAATAACACGAATCGAAAGATTTATAATAGATAACATAAGTATGGGTTATCTTAAAACAGAGAAAGATTTGATGAAAGTAATTGAAACTCTGCCGATATGAGCAAACTAAAAGATATAACAAAACATATACTGAAAGCTGGTGAAGTTGGGGTTTATAAAAGTGAAAAATACACTGCCTTACCAAGAACAAGAGGATGTATAGAATGTATTTTTCGCGAGGGATGCAAAGGAGATAAGCTTTGCACAGGTAATAAAGACTCAATAATTTTCAAAAAACTCTAACCATGAACGCAGAATTTGTATGTTATGCCGTTGCAAGCACACTGTTTGTAATAGGTGTATTGATAGTATTAATAGTTGACGTAATTAAAGAACGAAAAAAAAAGTAAACGATGAGAAAACTAAACACGCTCCCATCAGCTGGTAATAGGAGACTGCCAAACGCGGCAGAACGAATATATAAAAAAAACACGACCCGTTAGATGTTTTCAGAAATTCAATACTTGGTGTAGCAAACACTCCAAAGCAAGAAGTTGAACCGAATACACAATTACCAGAAAACGGTGATTATACGCTTGCGCCAAATCCCAAACAAGAATACCCCGACGTATTCGATGGAACTAGCAAGCTAGGTGATATTGTAAGATTTAAAAACGTATTACTAAAAAGAGTTAGGACAAAATCGAAAGCAATATGCCCTGAATGCTATTTGCATGGTAATCATTCTCACAAATGCCATCACACCACTAATTGCGGCCCAAGTGACATTTTTGTACTATACAATCAAGAAAAATGAAAAAGAAATTCACCCGCAAATGGAAGGCAACCGAAAAGCCTACTGGTCAAGCCAAAGCAGTAAGTAAATGGCTTGAAAGTGTTAATCAAAAAACGAAAGAAGATGAAAAACAGTAAAGAGTATAAATTTGCGAAATACAAAGCAATGCAGCATCAAGGTGCAAACGAATCTACAGACAAAGCTTTCGAGGCAGGCTACGACTTCGCCATGAGCCAACCAAAGCACATATTTGACGGAGTGGCGGTTGTTGGTGAGGTCAGACGGTTTGAAGGTGGACTTGTTGACGTTGTGGCTAATGTAGGTCATATACCTTGCACAAACTGCGTATTTCAATATTTTTCGTTTGGTATTGATTGCCAATTTCTAATAGGCTGCGATACTCATAATGTAAAATACATAAAGCGATGAAGTCAAAACGTTCAATGCGCCAACGTTACAAAGCAAGAGTTGACTATGTAACTATATTTAATAGTGGGTTAAAAGTGTTATCAGGAAAAAAATCTCTTCCATTTTGCCTTGAACATATTAAAAACGCACAAGATATAATTCTAAAACACATGTTTGAATGAAGTCGAAACGCTCAAAGAAATACTTAAACTCAAAATAGAAATGGCAGAAAAAGAAGGATTCGGCGGCTATATAGAGCTGACACAGTTAAAGCACGCTATTAAGCAGTCACAGAAAGACCCGAATGAGATTATCATTTGCATTCCCGTAAAGCTCAACAATCTTGAATTTGCGAAGTACAAAGAAAACGGGGAGTTGAAAGAAGACAAAACAAAAATCCGTCTCCCGTGGCAAATGTGGACTATGCCGGAAAACAAAGGATCAGAGTTATCAGTAAAACAGCAATGGCCTGAGGAACTGAGAGAGAAAGTAAAAAAAGAGAATGAAGGGAAAGATGCAAACGCAAAGGTTTACGCACCGAGTTTAGGTTACGCAAACAGAATTGAAAAGAAAAATCATCCGGCAGAGCAATCACCAGAAGCACAGTCACACATGGCTGACAATACAGAAGACGATCTGCCATTTTAACAAAACAGAAAAATGAGAAAACTAGAAGTAGGCGATAAGATAGTACTAATTAAAGGCATAATATGGCCATGCATATCATACAGTTTTGAAACGGTAAAAAGCGTTACAGAAAAATATGCTAATACTAACAGACAGACAAAACTTAACCGTGAACCTATAGATTGCGGTAAAGGATCAGTGTACAAGTCTATCAATGAAGGAAAAAAACAACACTGGCAACTATTAACTGACGAAATATCAAAACAGTATCTTAATGACAAAGAAGCTGAAAAAGAAAGAAATAAAATAGAAACATGGTGGCGAAATTTCAGACCAGACGAAGAAGCAGTAGCCAATATTTACTATATGTTCAATCCAAAGCAGTAAGATCAAAGCCCAGCCATAATCGGCTGGGCTTTTTTGTTTATCGAAAAACAACTCAGCCTCCCACAGAATCACATTTCAGTTTCGGCCATACAACCGAAAAACAACTCGACTTCCCACAAAAAAGGCTTTCGATTTCGGCCATACAAATTGAGTTCTTTAATATGGTGTAATAATGATATGATAATGTTAGAATAAAATCAAAAAAACTTGTCTCAGATCGGGAGAAAAACCAAATTAAAATATAATTCAGATGTTTTGATTTGTAGGTGTGAAGTTGATTGAATAGAAAAAAAACAAACGCGCCTGCAATCGCGAATAAAACACGATCATTAAAAAAAAGGTCGCACACGAAAATTTGCCGCCACAATATGCCACGATGTCGAGCCGTCACGATGCCACTTTTGGCCACGAGATGTCACAATGTCGAAAAACGTACAGGGAACTTGAAAATCTGAAAATCTGGTGAGGCTCAAAAACTCGCTAGAATCGACTAAAAAAATAAATATGATATAATCCTTGGCAGAGTCGAAAATAATGCTTTTCGCGGGCGTTTGTGTGCGTGTATCGCGCGGGTTTTTGATTATATATACCGCTGAAATACTCCGCAATATTAGATACTATTTTTGTCCCTTGCAAGTGGTACAATATCAGCACGTTGCAAACAAAATGATAGAAAATTAAAAAAATAACATTAAAACATTTGCATTGTATGTAATTTTGTGATTAAATTTGTCACAGAAAATAACTAAAAAAACTTTAAAGATATGTACTCACTCATTATTGCCCGCCGCCTCAATGTTGTAAGAATCGCAAAGCGTGTTATTGAGGTAATGCTATTCGCAGCAGTTGCGAATCTTGTATATCTAGTATTAACCGCTAATATTTAACATCATGTTATCAGAAAGATTAACGATAATGCATGCTAAATACACATATAGCAACGCATATATAACAGAAATAAATTTTTCTAAAAAATTTATAA